GTTAGTTGATTTTCGTTTTGTTGAAATCCTGATGCCATTATTTTGCTCCTTTAGCTTCTGCTAATCTTTGTAATAACTCTGCGCGGATCGATGCACGTAAGTCACCTTCTGGCATTGCCATAGGGTTGTCACCTTGTTTGTAGCTATGTTTAACCATTTGTTTTGGTTTGTTCATTCCGCCTGCTAATTTATTATTCATATAGTCGACGCTTTTTGTTTCTTCGTCTGGTTCATTAGCGTATGCTTCTTCTTTTTCTTTTGGTTTTTCTTCAGCGTCATGGTCATCCATGTCATGATCTCCATCGCCGTCAACGTCACCCATTGCTTTTTGCATAGGGCTACTATCCATATCACCACCTGGTTTGTTATCGTTGTCTGCATCAAAGTCTGGCAACATTTTTAATGGTGGAAGTTCAGGACGATCGTTTGACATTGCACCCGATGGAATAATATCGATACTTGGCATTGACTCTGGTTCTTTTTGGTTAATCATATCTGGATTAACTTTAGTCATTAAATTCATTAATTCTGCAATGTCGTCAATTCCTTGAGCATTTAAGTTAATGCTCACTGTTGGTTTTGGGCCGTCATCGTGTCCTTCTGGACTTGGTGGCGACATATCTGATGGACATTCTTCTACGGTACCATCTTCTTTGACTTGGTACTGTTTGCCATCAACTTCAAATTTGTCCTGCCCAGCTTCTTTAGCTTTAGCCAATGCGCCACTGAATTCATTGCCTTCTTGCGCTGGTTCATCTAAAACTGTTGCTGCTTGTTGAATAGTTGCTTCGGGAACCGGTTGATCTAGTTCCACCATTTTAGATAATAATTCTTGAAAATTCATATTAACTCCCTATGGCGCTTTTTGCACCTGCTTTATCTTGTTTCGCCTTAGGCAGTTTATATTCAACCTGCCCACCATCTTTTACTCGCTCTTTAGCTGCCTTCGCTAAATCTTTTAAGAAGCCCTTGTTGAAGTCATCACCAAAATAATCTTTATGATTAACTTTTGGAGCATCTTTAAGTTGAACATCGTTTAATATAGATTCACCGCTTGGTTCAACTTGTGCTAAAATTTGTTCTTGTTCACTGGGCTCATTAGCGCCGCGAACACGGAAGCATGATTCTGGAAGACCTGTCTCTCTAATATCATTAACAATCTCAGGAGCAGTAATTGGATATTCACATATTACTTCCCAAATAGTAACTAGCATGTTTGGATGATCTGGAAAATCTAAAGGTAGTGCTTGAATCGGAGTTTCAGTTACTTTTTGAAATGTAGCAACTTTGCAACGATCTAATTTTTCTTTTAGATTTTTCTCAAAATTTTCCGGTAAATCACCAGCAACTTTGATCTTAAAGTTATAGACTTTTTTGCTTTCTGTAAGGTATTCTTTAAATGTCTTCATAGTATAATATTTAGTCCTTTTGACCCAATTTCTTAAGTAGTTCGTTGCGATCTGTAATTACATAACCAGTACCATTTACAATATCATTTGGATCCTCAGGCGAATCTTTATCCATTTTAAGTTTCTTAAGCTGTAGATCTACTGATTTAAGTTTTTTATCTAGTTTAGCAGTTTTAGCTGTAATAGCATTGCCTAGCATGCTTGATGCTACTTCAAAAATTCGTCCAGAATATCGAACTTCAACATTCATTCCAAGATCCATTAGGTCATCATAGGCTTTTTCTGCCTTGTCTGCTAGATGATCAAGTTCTTTATCATCGAGGTCATTTAGTTCTTGTATTTGAGGTAACGTATTGGTAATACGTTGTATTTCTCTGGTGGTTTTTTCAATATTGTCAACTGCTTCGTGGGTAGGCGGCTCTACAACTGGAGCTTCATTTACAGCAGGAGCAGGTTCTGCACTAGTTGGTGCTGAAGTTTCTAAATTGAACAGATCTTCTAATTTTTTCGTCATACTATACTTATTTCCGTTTGCCACCTTGGTGGAAAATTTCATCTTCACTAACTACACGGAATCTGACTCCCTGTTGCTTACACCACCTGTTAGCAGCTTCCCATTTAGCCATATTTTTAACATACTGTTCTTGATTGTAACGACTCTTTCCAACCTTTTCTAACAGTGTGTGATTGCTTGGCTTAACTTCAACTACTTCTGCATGTTTCTTTTTGTTTTTATCAACGTATACTACAAAAAAATCAGGAACGTATATAGTTTGTTTACCAGTTAACGGATCTCTATATGGTATCTGTATACTTTCACTGGCCCAATTCTGTACCCCTTCGTGTTCATCTAACATACGCATGAATACAAACTCCCAACTGCTACGGGCCAATGGTGTTTTTTTTCCTACATACTTAGCAGGGTTTTTCATTTCAAAACGGCCCTGTGCAAACTTAGCCATTACGCTGATACATTTCTAGTTTGATTTGGTTTGACATCCTCGGTTCTAAAACCAAGTGCTGACGTTGGAACCCTGTTGTTGTTTAACACTTCACCAACTACCTGGCTTAGCTCGATACCATTTAACGATTTGAGAGTGTCTAATATTTTAAAAACAGGAGTACCGTCAATCTTCGCCTGTTTTAGCAGAACGGTAGCCACTACTAATGCAGCATCTTCATCAAACCCCTTAGATGTAAAAAATGCTATAGATGTGTCAACATCGTTGGCAGCAAATTCTAAAGGAGTTTTTCCATAGGTATCAAAGAATAGTTTAGTACCAGCGGCACTATCTTGTATTTTAGTTATAGGTAAATTATTTGCCATATTATTGTGTTAGATTTTTCTGTGTTGCTGTTGTTATCTGTGTATTGTCTGTGCTCTTAGGGAATACCGCTCCAACGATTCCGCCCACAGTTGATACGCCGGTAGAAATAGCTTGGGGATTGCTCAATATATTAATTGCTTCTGCTTTTAGATCTGCCTTGTTTAAATCTTTGAGATTCTTATAGGTGTTTACAGTTTTAATGGCTGTGCCTAAGAATCCACCAAAACTATCAAATGTTGTTCCACCAGACACATCACCAAATATACTTTCTAGACCTTCTAATACACCACCCGGCCCTAGTAATGTTGCTGTACCACCACCTGCTACACTTAATGGACTTGGTACTAGATCATAATGTAATGTAGCGAAACCTTTAGGATTATTAATAGTAACGTTGCCCGCAGAATATTTCACAGCTTCATATTCTAATGTCATTTGACTTTCAAGAGTATCGCCTTCAGCATATGAAACATTTCCATGACTCCAAGATTTAATTCTTGGGTTGACTAATGTATAACCTAAGAATCTTCTGCGACTCATAGTATAGATACTGATAGATTTAAAGAAAGGAACAGATATATTATTGTCCATACCATATCGGAAATTGTCCAATGGAGTTTTGGTAGGACGTAAATGATTAGCGTTATAGGCAGATGTTGGTAAGTGTCTATCTGCTACATAATATCCATAATAGACCGCCCACATAGCATTGATAATACCCTGGCTATCATCGTGCATTGTGATATTCACAGGATCGTAATTAATCTGCTTGTAAATTATTTTCTTTCTATTGTATTGATTTTTAACAACAGAATCAAAAGTGAATTTTGGTAAATCGGCAGATTTTACCAAGAGTCCAACTTCGTTGCTATGTTTAGCTGTAAACGACGGTGCTTTATGTGCTGTTGGATCTATTTCAAATTTTGCATAAAATAAGAATTTAGATCTTGGAGATAACCGATAGGTATTGTCGATAAACAAGCGAGTAGCATGTTGCCAGTTAGATACTATCCCCTTAGGATTAGTTAATCCTGTGGTGAATCCATTTAGAAAGCGAGTGAATTTATTGGCCATACAATATTTATGTCACAAAAAAAGCCCGAATAAATCAGGCTTGTTCTGTAATAATTTGCGGATTAGCCTTGTGTGCCTAATGCGCCTGTTACTGCTTGAGTAGATACTTGACGACCAACTGCTGCTCCAATACCACCTTCTAAGCTGGTAGTATTTTTCTCTGCACCCCATTGTTCCATATTGTCGAAACGGATTGTGAGTGCTACAGTTGCTGGTTCATTAGTTGCATAATTCAACTCACCGTAGTCAGCGTTCTGTACAAAGCAACCATAACAGTTAAATGTTTCAAGAACTCTTGGTGCTAGGTTAGCATTACCACCGTCTAGTACTTCGATACGTGTTGTAAACTTGTAATCGATACCTGAACGTGCTGACGCTTGTTCCATGAAATCGAATTGTTTCTGGATCTGTTGACCAACAAGTTTTTGTACTTCGCCACTAGCATCATCACGTAGTGTTAATGTTAGTGTTTCGAATGTATACTTACCTGCTAGATATACTTTTGAGTTGTACACATCAAGTGTCATTTCTTCAAAAGATACCTTTGGTCTAGTAACATCTGCTACTTGTTTTGTTAGCTCAGTTGCTGCGGCTACGCCAAACCCTAGTAGAGTAACTCTAAAGCGATATTTTAACTTTGGCATCAACAGCACTTGCGTTGTCGCAGTGCCGTTGGTTGGTACTGTAAAGTTATTTAATGAGGTAATTGGCATTTTTAAATTTCTCCTGTATTTCTGACACGCAATGGAATGTAAATGAACTCAACTGCTTTTACTGGTTCAATCGCAATATCAACCCATAATTCATTTCGGTCAATTCTTGCTGATGTGTTGTTAGAATCATCACAAACAACTGCAAAGTCATAAAGTGCTCTTAAACCTACAAGTTCAAGTAATAAACTTTCAACTGCTTGTTTAATTTCGTCACGTGTAATCTTGTCATTTGGTTCAAAGATATATGGACGAGCAAGTTTATTAAGTTGACTACGTAAGTAAACAACTAAACGAGCTACGTTAATACGATCTAATGCACTTGCATTTCTTGCACGAGTTTTTTGACCGTAGTTAACTAAACCAACTCCATTAAAGAATGTAATTGGATTAACTTTTAAGTTGTATAATGTATCACGTTGACCTTCGTTAAGTGAAACTGTTTGGAACTCACCTGTTGATGCTTGGATATAACCAACTGATGTTGCGTTAGTAATACCACCACGTCTTGTACCTGCTGGTGCAAACCATGGATATGTAGCATTATCGCTTAGTGCGATTGTTTTCAACATCATATGTGATGCTGGAACAACAGCAGTAGTACCACCTAGATCTGTTGTGAAACCATTTGGATAGAATACTGCTGAATATTCATCGTAAGTTACAATACCTTGATCACCATTATCTGTTACTAAGGCAGCATTAGTACCCCAGTTAGTTAATGTTGTAGCATCGCTAGCTAAACGTAGTGGTGTGTCACCAACTACGAACGCTGTAATACCGCGATCAATGTTTAAGTTAACTAAGTTGCTGAACAATTCTGGATATCCAGGAGCAGCAATTAAGTTAAAGTTACGACGTTCTTCATCACGGATTTCTTCTGAAGTGTCAACCGCACTCTTCATAGCAGCAACAACAACTGCTCGTTGCGCTTTACGTAAGAATGATCCTGATCCGTCTTCGTTATTTGGACTTGCTGTTACCCAACGATCAGTCGCGTATGACCCCATAGGTTCACCATCTTGCCAACCTAATCCTGCTAGAGATTGGTTAATATCGTATCTTGCGTTTTCAGTTGTGGTATCGATATAGTTATTACGATATTTTTTAACATTACCACTGCTTCTACGTAAGTTCCATAACAACATACCTTTTGGATATAAGTCTGGATCTGGAGCATCTGGGTCTAGATAATTACTGTCTAACAAGTCAGCGATACTTGCTGCTGTATTGCCTGTTAAACCACTTGAACCATAACGTGCATCAGCAAATAAGATGCCATCTTCTGTTGTTTGATCAGCTTTGTCGATCAAGTACCAACCTTCTTCGTCTGCACCTTTGAATTGATAACGATAGATTGTTGGATAGTTTTCTAAGTCGGCTGTGCTGACCCATAGGTCGTTGTTTTCAAGTGGTGAAGTACCGTCGCTTTGTGTTGTTGGTGCTGTAGCACTTACTATCGGACCATTTACATCTGTATCTGGATAACCAGGTGGAACTGTTGATCCAAGACCAGGATCAAATCGGTATCCCACCCATGTAAAACCATTGTGAACCATGATGTCAACTTCACCCGGTGAAGCATTGTACCATAGTTGGCCATCTGCTGGCTCGTTTAATGGACTATCTGTGCTTACAGTAAGATCTTGGCTAGCTAATGGTTTCCAGTTAGTTACAAAATAATCATAATCTGGACCTACAATAGGTGCACCTGCTGGAG